ATACAAAATATGGGACTAAGTTAGTAAAAGCATTTGATATGTTTGATGTAAACAAAACAATAATGCGCTGTTTAGTAAAAAATTTAGCAATGTTTGGTCTTGGAATATACATTTATGCTGGCGAAGATTTGCCAGATGATAACAAGGTTCATGCACCTACACAGTCCATAACACCAACTGCTGGCGCACTAGAAAACTTTAGTGCAGCAGAAAAAGAGCTGATTCATCAGTTTGCTGAGGACATAACGGAGCTTGTTAAATCAGGTGATGTAGAAACAGCCGCGGGTAATTTAACCACTTTAGAAAACGATGAAAAGTTAGCTTGCTGGAGTTTGTTATCTAGTGATGTTAGGTCTGCAATTAAAAAGTTTAAGAAAAGTTGAACTTTTTTTAATTAGCGTTGTATAATTAGTTGTCGGTTGCTGGAGAGCCTAAGTTTTAAGTGCCTTATTCACTTAAATGCCGACATACTCACTCAATGCTAATAAGGAGCTTCACATGATTACTCAAGACTATTTAAAATCTCAATTACATTTCAATCCTGAAACAGGAATTTTTACTTGGATAAATGCAAGGAAAAAAGTAAAAATAAATACTGTAGCTGGGTGTTTACATAAAAAAACCAATTATTATTACATTTGTCTTGACTTAAAAAAATACAAACTACACAGATTGGCTTGGTTTTATATGTATGGAGAATGGCCTTCAGTTATAGACCATATTGATGGAAATTCACTAAATAATAAAATTTCAAATTTAAGAAAATGTACATTTCAACAAAATATGTTGAATCAAAAATTAAGAAAAGATAATACTACTGGAGTAAAAGGTATTAGATTTTGTAAACATGGGAAATGGAGAGTTTTAATTACTGAAAACAATATCAAACATCATGTCGGATATTTTGATGATTTTTTTGAGGCATGTTGTGCAGCTTATTCAAATAGAATAAGATTACATAAACAATTTGCAAGACACATTTAAAGGAGCTAAATAATGGCTGACAAAATTTATTACAACTCAGGATTCTTGAACAAGGTAAAGGAAAAGAAGTCTGAGAAAGCACCTGACTATCGTAGCAGTATCCAGCTTGACGATGTGACTATTCACGAAATATTAGCAACTGGTGGTAAGGTATCAATCGCAGGTTGGAACTATAACGATACAGTGAGATTAGTTTTAAGTGCAGATACATATGTAAAACCTGCACAAGAGAATGCAAAGTCTAATGGCTATCAGCCACAGACAGCAGAAGAACTAGAGGAAGATATTCCGTTCTAATAAGCGTAGCAATGTTGCTACATTTTTTCTAACTTTTTACACGACAGTTAGAATGGGGAAATTAAGTAGACTGCTCGTCACAGTCCTGCTGTGCTTAAAAGTACCCAACCTTTTCTAGGAGAGAATCATGTTGACAACAGACCCACAAAAGTTGGCAGAACTATATGAAAGAATCGAAGTTGCTAAAGACAGTCTTGGCGAAAAGTATTTACTGCATCCGAATAATCACATCAGTCGCAGAGAAACGCCATATGACTTGGCTGGAAATAGTTACTTGCCTGACGATAATATGGAATTTTCTCCATCATTATTGATTAGCGTTGAGGACATATGAAATACGGATGCCACAGTGATGTGAGTCCTGATTGGTGCAAACATGATGAAGTTACATCACCACAATATATCAGCGTGAAATGGCCTTTTTTGTTTACTAGAGAATGTCACTATGAGCATAAATGGTCTGATGATAAGTGCAAAGGATGCACCCAGCCTCATGAAACAGATACACAAGTATCTGATTTTTTGGAGTGGTAAATGGATACAGTAATTCAATACATATTATGCTACAGTTTTAGCTTTCTACTTGGAATGTTTGTTGGTATCATATTCTGTATGTGGGCAATTAAGGCTTTTAGCATAAATGAATACGATTAAGTTTAAATGGGCGTTTTATGACGAGGAAGGCGATGTGGTAAGGTTCGTGTCGTACCATGCCGAGGGAGCATTGCCTTATCCTCAACAAGCACAACAGTTACCAAAAGACCATCCTGATTGGGATGAGCCACTGTTTTAGGAGAGAGGGATGTGTAATGCAGGTGATTGGATAATTTTGTTTTTAGCTGGTTCATTATCATTTGTTTTATTGATAATTGGACTATGTGTGGCTTGGGTGGTTTATAAAAGCGCAAAGGAATTGTAAATGAACAAACAGAATAGTTTTAGTAATAAAACCATTGAAGCATTAAAGATGGCGATTGAAGCGTTAGACACTTTAATGATGGAAAAAGGTTCAATATACCAACAAGCACTTAAAGCCTGTAAAGAAGCACTAGCAGAAGCAGAGAAGCAAGAGATAGGTGAAGCAGAGATAAGGCAGATGCTAAAAGAGATTGAATGGTGTCATCAAGAGTTAGAGAAGCAAGAATGGCAATCATTAAGTGATGATAATATATTAAAGTTATTTAAACCTAAATTTGAGTGTGAAATTGAGGATTTTGAATTAATTGACTTTGCTCGTGCTATTGAACAAGCATTAAAGGAAAAGAATACATGAACACACAAGCACAAGAAGTTCCTTTGATTGAATTATTAAAGGCTGTTCCAAAAACTGCTCGTCTAATTGTTGAGAGCGAAGATGGGATATCATCTAGGGCTCACCCTGTTGGTGATTTATGCCATAAAGCCGCAGAAGCACTAGAAACAAAGCAAGTTTGCGAAAACGCAGCACCAGCGCAAGAGCCTGTGGCGTGGATGTTACCAAATGAAAATCTTGTCAATTACAAAGATGTTGCAGAATTTTTATGTGAAGAAGGTCAAACGCCAATCCCACTCTACACCCACCCGGCACAGCCATTAAGTGAGGATGAGATACAAAAGACTTGGTATAACTTGTACCCATTAGACGAAAACAATTTATGGACTGATATGCTTGAGGGTGAACATTTAAGAAAGTTTGCTCGTGCGATTGAAAAAGCACACGGAATAGGAGAGAATGATGGACAAGCATATAACGGCAATAATGTCGGGGATATTAGCAGCACTTGTGATTAATAGCTTTGTTTTGTATCAAGCTAAAAGACATCAAGAAGTAGAGTGCTATTTTCAAACTAACAAAGGAGATGAGGTTCATGTCAGATTCGGATATAGTCAACCATCCAAAGCATTATACGCAAGGCAAGATTGAGTGTATTGATGCTATTGAATCAGCAGTATCTGAGCTATCAGGCCTTGATGCTGTATGCACAGCAAATGTAATTAAATATGTTTGGAGATGGAAAAGTAAAAATGGTTCTACTGACCTAAAAAAAGCAATGTGGTATTTGAATAAGTTGATAGAAAATGCAGAAAAAACATAGACATCATATATTGCCTATAAGACTTGGAGGCTCAAATGATGAGGAAAATTTAACTCCTCCTATATCATTACAACTTCATGCTGAATTTCATAAAGATTTGTATGAGCATTATGGTATGCAAGAAGATTACATTGCATGGAAAGCATTATCTGGTCGAATTACTAGCGAAGAAGCAAGATTGCTTGCAGCGAAAGTTGGGCAAGATAGGTCTGAAAAGTATAAAAATAGTAGAACTAAAAAATACTTTGATGAGCATAGAACAAAAGAAAATTGTTCAAAAGGTGGTAAAATGGCATCTAAAAATTTAGTTGAGTGGCAACAAAACAATGCAGAGTCTTTTAAAAATCAATGCAGGAAAAATGCACAAGTAGCTTCAGAAAAAAATAAAATACCTCATGAGTATAATGGTATTGTATATGAAAGTATTAAAGCACTAAAGTTGGCTCATAAAATGAGCAATGGAATGTTTTATAGAAAATTGCGTGATAAGCAAATTATTAGACTAAACAAATTTCAAGAATTGCAGGAGGCGCAAAATGGCAACCAAGAATGAGCATACAGGCGATAGTTTAATCAGTAAGATTAACACTAAAGAGTATGAGGATAATTACGAGCGCATATTTGGCAAAAAGAAAACTCCTCCTGTTGAAGATGGCTACGAACAAGAGGAGCGTTTAAATCGTATCGCTGAAGGATACGAAGATTAGTAACAATCAGTAACCCAATCGATTACTTGTTCATTACATACATAGTTACTTCGAAGCCGAAACGCATTTCCAAAGCTGATGGTTTTGTCCACATGGCATATCTCCTAGGTTTATTTTTGTTTAAAAAACTAAACTATTAGTTTAGAAATTGCATAGTATCACAAACTAGGATTTATCTCATGCGTAAAATCATGAGTTTATACTGCAAATCGTCATTAAGCTATCTGTAGCGAGCCATATTGAGTTTTTATTGTTTATGCTTACTACGAGTCTAACTCTTTAAAATAACTCAAAATAACGCTATCTCAGCAAGCCGTCTACGCTCCAATCCACGCATTTTTTTACCACCTGCGTAAACCCATCTCATAAACTCTTTTTTTGCACCTTCATAATCACCACGAAGTATTTTTCGTCTAAGAGTAGATGTTTTTAACCTGCCAACACCAAGATTAAAAGCAAAACTTGCACAAGCACAATGAACTCCAATAGGTTGCTGTCCCAGTAAGTTCTTAACAGCAGCCAAAAAGTATCTAGCGTCTTTTTCAAGTCTTGCATCAGCTTTCTCCTGTGTCCATCTAGTGTGTGGATAGATACCTGCACCTGTAGCGCCCCAACCTATAGTCAGAACACCAGCAGGACAGTAGTACGCTTTAAGATGACATCCCTCAAACTCTTTTAGTAAAGGGATGAGTATGTCTAGTTCTTCTCTCATTTACGATTAGAAAAAACACGGTGAGCAAAATAGAAACCTAGAATAACTCCAACCAGCTCCCAGTCCCATTCATTTAAGGCAAATCCATTTTGAGCCAGTGATAGCCACCATAAAGCAATAGCAGTGGTAGCAGCAGCAGGGCGTATAGAAGCATTCCAACCATCAATCCAAATATTCCCAGTTTTCGTGTGAAGCGTACGCATCGCTGTAGCAAAAGCATCTGCATCTTTCCCTTCTATCTCAGCATTTGTTTTAACTTCTAACTCTTTAATACCTAACTCACTAGCAACGCGCATACGCTCTAAGTCTTGCTGAGCTTTTTGTGCTTCTAAGTCCATCTGCAAACGCATTGATTCTAATTCATGCTTATGGTCTTGATGTTTATTCCATGCTTCGCTCAATTCTCCCCATATCATGCGGAATACTGAGCCACCTAAAAAACTAAATAATGCACCAAACATTAGTCATCACTCCATTCTGTAAAATCTACTAAGCCATACTTGTCTTCATCAAAAGGCTCACACTCACCACAGACCTCTAAATCAGGGTCGGCATCATCTATTTCGTATGACTCACCACATTGCTTACAAAGTTTAATTCTTATCATCTGCTATTAGAAACGCATTTGCTGGCAAGATAGTTTTATCACCACCTGCCCATTGAATGACGATTTCATCCTCGTTCTTTTTATTGAAACATCCAAATAGATATTCTTTGCGTTGCTTGTGATATGCAACAGCTCCATATGGATAACCTTTTATTTGCTTTATAGGACATGGAACATTAGCAATACGAATCCACACTTGGTCACTGAAGTTATATTGCAACCACTTTTCTTCAGCGTGTGCGCTAGATACAAAAAAAGCCACAAGCGTGGCTGTTAATAGTTTACTCATTCTTGCCTCCATACTTTTCTTTCAAGTATTTTATTGTTAATGGAAGCTCGTCAAAGCGCCCATCGCGGACATCGTAGAGCATATAGCATCCACGAAAATGATTGTTGCCTTGTGCGCCTAAGTAGTCCTCATTATGTTCGTAGCATGAACCACATATGATTGCTGTCATCTCACGACCATCAGCAGTCATGCCGTAAGCTATCTGTCTGCCTTGTTGGTGAAACGCAAAGCACGACATATGCTTTTTAGTGAGCAAAGCAGCAGCCGAAGTAATTGGTCTGCCCATTGTACCAGACACAAAATAATGGCTAAAAGCGATGCCATCAAGAACCAAAACATCAAGGAAAGGATGGACAATCCAATCTTGGTAAGGAAGGTCATCAGTAGATATAAGTCCTTCAAGTTTTCTGTCATCGTTTACAGCCCTGTCAATTCTATTTTCATGATTGCCCAACAGAAGGTGCATCTCAGGCTTGTATTGCTTTTCTTTGTTCTTTTTAGCTCTGGTATTGTATTCATACATCGGTTCTAACAAAGCATCCATAGCTTCACGAGCGGCCCATATGTCTTTTTGGTATGAACGACCTTCAAAGGATTTTTTGCCTACATCATAAGAAGAAAGGGACTCCATATCAGCGAAGTCCCCACCACATATAATTACATCAGGCTTTTTCTTTACGATATACTTGCCTATACAGCGCAAGTACGAGAAGTCTATATCAGGCTTTGCTTGAACATCAGGTAATACAAAGATTGTTTTACTAGTCATTGTCCTTATCAGCTTTTTTATCCAAGCTGTCCCAGATACGAGATAGCATATTCTCTATCTTATCTAGGCGATTGTCAAGCTCTATTTTGCGCACATAATTAGATGCCATGTCAACCTCTACATCTTTGAGGTCTTCTTTTAGTTTTTGTGTTGCGTCCCACAGTGTTCTTGCAAACCAACCCATACAAGCAAGACCTGCCCCTAAAATATAATTGATTACTGATTGTTCCATGCTAGTCCTCAAAGAAACTAAGTTTAGCTAATTCTAAAGCACCCATTAAAGTGACAACAGGATAGTTAGCAGGCGTTATAACCTCTACTATCCCATCATCATCTATGAGTATTGCCATCATTCTGCGACCACGAGCATTTTCACGAATGAGCTGTAATTGTTTCATCAGCTCATCTGAGATGCCATGCAGTTCTTTTATCTCACTCATGACTATTCCTCAGGATTTAATAGACCTTGCAACAAAGGATTAACCATTGGCGTTGTAAATGGCAACGCCCCTCTTGCGGTAGGGCCAGCCTGTTGAATTACTGATGGGCGTGGTGCTGTTAATAATGGCATTAAGTATTCCATGCCTGGTCTTGTGTATAAGCTAGTTGCTAGTGCTGTAGGCAAAAGCGTTTTTGGGTTAAGCATATAAGCACCACCAGTTAGCAATGCTCCAACACCTAATCTATTTGCAGTTCCAGAGTCAGGTATTTTTTGACCTAAAACATCCGTCCCAGTTGCTGCCAAGTCTTGCATCAATGCCTTACCTCTAGCATATTGTGACTTGCCCTTGCTCTTGTCTGCTTGGCGAACAGCCTGTTCTAATTGCAACGGAGTAAATAATCCCTCAGTTCCCCTTCCTGAAACAGACGCTGCCTCAGCACGCTTGTAATTTGCATAAGCTGTGTCTGCTTTTTTAAGTCTGCTAGAAAAGTCAGGATTTTGCACTCTTATTGACTTTGCAACGCTATCATCTAAATCTCTAAAAGCGTCAGCCAATAATGCTTTATCCCCAGTGGTTTGCTGGTATTGAAGAACATCTTTTGCTAGGTCTTGCTTTAGCGCTTTAATTCTAGCCCCAATCAATGGAGCTCCATTAAATGAATTTTTTATTTCATCAATTCTATCAACTAATTGATTGTAATTATCTTCACCTATTTTGCCTTTTGTGTAACGAGATTTAATGCCATCTAGTTGTTTAGATAAATTAGTATCTAGCTTTAATGCAACTTGAGGATAAATATCATCATACTCTTTAGATATTACAGAGTATGTAAAGTCTGCTGCTTGTCTTGCTGGCATATCTTTAGGAACTTTAACATTAGTATTTAGTTCTTTCAATGCACGATTAAATGCGGCACGATTGAAGGCTTCTAATGACTCCCTTCTAGCACCTTTAATCATTGGGCCTGCAATAGGTAAACTTTCAGCAGCTTGCTCAATCGCTTGCACTTGTCCACCAAATGCAGCTCCTGGTGTTAATGGCACGCCTTCTTGTTGCAAAATTCTTGCTCCAGGTTGAACTTTAGGAGCTATAGCAGCGCCAATAGTTCCAAGTGTTCCGCCAACGCCAGCGCCAAGTGCGCCACCACCGAATATATCACTTAAAAGATTTTCTTGTGATTGTGACATTCCTGCGCCTTGCACAGCGCCTAGTCCAGCTCCAGTTGCAACAGAACGCAAAATACTAGGAGATTGCATTGCTTTTAATGCTCCAACGGCAGGTAGACCAACGCTACCAGATATTTGAGAGCCAGTTGCAGTTAAAGGGTAGTCTTGTTGGAAACTTGCTTGTTTTGCTCTAATCTCATCTCTAATTTTCTCATACTCTTTGCCGCTTGTTTTGCCAGTTCTTAGTGCGGCTTCAATTTCATCTTCAAAGCCTAATGTCAGCCCTTGCAGTCCGCTTCTTAATACTTCTGCTGGTTTTGAGTATGGCACTTTAGCTTGAGCTTGCGGAGCAGGAGCTTCCATTTGAGATGCAGCCTGAGCTTGTTGCATTGCATAATTATATGCTTGCGTATCAGTTAATGGAGTATCAGATTTAACTTTATATTTTTGACCATCTACTGTAACAATATATTCATTCATGTTATCTTACCTTTTCAACGGTAACGCCAGCAGGAAGCCCAATGTCAGCAGGAGCAGCTCTACCAGCCTTGATTCTAGCAGAGCGCAATAGTGCATCAAGACGCTCAGATTTGTCTTTGATTGCTTTTTGACTTTCTCCGAGTTGTGGGAAATATGATTTTCTATAATTTTCCAACTGCTCTCTTGTGTAAGCTGCGCCAGTGCCAAGTGTCAACGCTGCGTCTAGCAAGTCTAACTGTGCATTTTCAATCTGTTGTCTTTCTGCTGGGTTTGTTAATGTTTTTAGATAATCAGAACCAGTAAGGAATTTAACAGCCTCAGCACCTAATTTTGGAGCAGATGCGTTAGGATTCTTAGTGACAACACGATTGATTTGGTCTAAAGCTGTTTGCACTCTATTTGTCAAGAACCCAGCAGTGCGCTCTCCTTCAGATGGCATATTTATTTGTGTTGCCCTGCTTTTATCTCTTTGCTCAAGGAATTTAGCAAATTCAGGATTTCTTGCGGCTAGTTGATATTCTTCAAACGATGTAATGTTGGCAGTTTTTGGGATTTCTCTTACTGTTTCTCCAGTAACTGAATCAACAATCAATATTTTATTACCAGCATCTACTTCTCTAGTTTGTCTTGGCTTCGGTTCTTTAGGAGAACCAGTGGCAATTACTTTTCCAGTTCTAGGGTTAATAATTTGCTGTCCTTCGCCAACTGTCATAAAGTCATCTTTTGGAGGAATAACTTGAGTTTCAGCAAACTTTTGACCGATGCCAGGGAAAGCTCGAACAACTGCTTGCTGTTCTGCTGGCAAGGTTGAAATATATTGTTCAATATATGCTTTTTGTGCGTCTTCTTGCTCTTTTTTACGCTTTAGTTCTGTAAGTTGAGCTTGTGTTTGGTAATTACGCAAAGCATCATCATATACACCTTGAGCGCCTTGTTGACCTGCTGTAAATGCTCTAGCAAGATACGGCAATGCAGAGCCAAAGCGCTGATTCTTAGGCTGTGCCAGGTAACCTATAGCAGCGTTAATTAAGCCTGTTTGCGTAGCTTGTGAGCGTAACTGATTTAGTTTATCTTCACCAAGCAATCCACCCAACAACTCAGCTTGAGAAGAACCACCGAATAATGTGTCTAGTATTGCCATGTTCTTATCCTCTGATTAAACCGCCTGTGTTAAAGGCGTATTGTTGTGGTGCTTGCCCTTGTCTTAATGCAGCAATAGGACTTGATTGCATAGGCGCTCTTGTATCAAAATTAGCTAAAAGATTTCCAACTCCAAGCAAATTGTTAGGAGTTAAGTTTTTAGACAATGTTTCAGGTATTGCATTTCCTGCCATATCAACAGCATTGGCAAATGTTCCTTGCCCACCTGTGAATACTGGCGTGCCTAGTATGTTTTTATAGTAATCCATATTAGTAAGTGTTCCATCTACCATTGCCCAATTACCAGCAGCTTGAGGAGCTGCAGAAGCAATATTAGTTGCCATTGCGTTTCTTGCAACTTCTGCTCCTACTGGAGATGCTCCTAACAATGCACCAGTGTTCATTAAATTAGATGCGCCACCAAATACACCGCCTGTAGCACCACCCATCAATGCACCTTGTAATGGATTTTTCCCTTGAATTGCAGAACCTGCTGCACCTAAACCTGCGCCAATCAATACTGGTTCCATACTATTCTCCCTTAATCCAACCAACAACAAAACAGATTGGCTCTAAGATAGCACGATATATCATGCCTAACTTATCACGCTTACCTCTGCGTTGTTTCCAAATGTCTGCTGTACGATGACGAGCAATGTGTTCTGCAACACTACGACATACTTTACGGAACTTACCTGGTTTCTTGTCAAACGCATACATTACAAACTTCAAGAACAGTGCATGGTATCCACGCTCATAAGCTGGGTGCATATTCTCTGAATGTTTTAGCCAAATAGCTTGTCTGAATGAGCCAAAGCCATAAGCATAATTCATAGCAGTACATACAATTTTGCCACTTCGCTGTGTTGTTGTAGATACTGAGCCAGCAGGAGCGCCATACACTTGAGATAAGAATTGATTAAGCTGTGTCTGTGGTAAGTTTTGCTCAAAGTTAAAGCGATTGATTGCATCTTCCAATGCTCTTTCTTGATACTGCTCTTGAGTCTTACCTACATTAGCTAATTGAGCAATGTCTGCATAATCAGCTTGTGCAAGTGCTGGAGCGCCTGCAATAGCTGCTGCTTGACGAGCTGCTTCAGCTTCAGATGATTGATATGCAAGATTAGATAGTGTTTGACCTAATCCTCTACCAAGCCCTGCTGCTTGACGCTCTGCAATTTGTCCCATAGAGCCTGAGCCATAACGGCCAGCTTGAGATGCTTGACTTTGCAATCCACGAGTAGCCTCTTGTGCAGCTTCAATAGTAGGAGCATATCCTGCCTCTAATGCACCAGCTAAGAATGGATTTACACCACGACCTTGAATGGTAGCTAACTGTTGCTGTTGTGCCGATTGAAGTAGTGGAGAGCCAGTCATAGCTCGTTGTTGAGCCATTTGCAATGCAGATTGAGTCTGCTGAGATGGATTGACATATGTTTGACCAGGGAAGTATTGTGGAGTTTGAGTTTGATACAAACGCTGTGCTTCTCCTAATCCATATTTAACAAATGGACGCAATGTAGGGTCTAGTTGTTGCTTTGTTGTTGATGAGCCACCACCTGAACCACCACCCCATAAGGTAAAGTAGTTTGATGCTATCCAAAGTGGATTGAAAATCTTAAACATTGTTATTCTCCTGAATACGATATTCCCAAGTTGTTGGTGTGAATCCTAATGCCCTTGCTTTCTTTTCCCATCCTTTGCGATAAGACATGAAAGTGAGTTTTTCGCATCCACCTTGTTGTGCTATTTTTTTAATTTGATTCAAACATTCTTCAGCCTTGCCATCATCCATGATGCCATAAGCGCACCATATATGTAGGCTCTTGCCATTTGGCTGTAAGATTGCAAAGCCTCTATCTACATCATCATGAAATGTCCATAACATTGAGCGTTGCTCATAGCAATCGCAGTAAATGTCCTCAACAATCCAATCTGTGTGACCTTTTGAGCGTATTACTTCTAGTCCAGCTCTAACTTCATCCCAGACTAAACGCAATTCATCTCTATGTATATAAGTAGGTATCATCCGACAATAATGTATCTATAATCCATATCAGCAACTGTATTTGCTGGATGTGATATTGTTGCTTGTCCTTTTTGCTGTGCGCTAATGTAAGGCAAGTAGAATATATCTGCTGTATATCCGTTTGCTGACAAGTATTGCATTGTAGCGATAACAGATGGAGTAGATGGTCTTGTTGGTGTTGTTCTTGTTGGCAAATGCTGAATACTTACTTGTGTGCTTGTAGCTGACCATATAATCTCAACATAGTCATTTTTCTGTAAAGCAACAAAGAAGTTTAGTGCTGCAATCAGTCTGCCATTCGTTCCGCCATGACTATTTGGAATAGAGAAATCGCTACATGAAGCAACTATGTCTGTGCCATTCTTTCTAAACCATACAGACGCATCTTGAATCTGTGTATCTGCATTATCAAACTGAATACTGAATTGCAAGTTATACAATCCTGCATAGTCAACTTTAATTCTTGAGCTATTAGTTACGGATACGCCTAAAGAGTAGTCTGTCGTGTTGTAAGTAACAGCATACGCAGTGTTAGCAGATGCAGCAGTTTGGTCTGTAGTATCTTGAAACGCACCATATGGGAAGAATGTTGTAGCACTAACATCATTTACAGGTGTTAGCAAAATAACAGAATCAACACCAATGCGCTCATTGTAGATTGTCGTTGTAGTTGCACTGCTAGTGGCAAGAGTAACTTCACCAGTATTGTTTGACTTACCATTCATCAGGTTATTTACAACTTCAGATATTTCACGCGGTTGTGCGCCTGCTGGGTTTAATATACGATACTGATTATTTACTGGCATTATCGAACACCTTGTGGAGCTACATCTATCTCTACAGCCATTGTGTTACTCCATCGGCTTCCTGTTGGTTTTATTGACAGCTTATGATACTTTCCGTTGCTTCTCAATGATACTCTGTTTTCAGCACTAGCGCTTGTATAAGAGCTAAAATCTTTTACTTCTGATAGAAGATTTACAGAGAGAATAGCAACATCAGCAGAGCCATTATCAACAATAGGTCTAGCTAAAGTAATTGTAGAGTTATACTGACTTCCAACATATCCTGTATCAATCTGTGCAGGCATAGGTTGCCCTGTAAACGATACGATATACGCACCATCAGCACCACCTAAGAAATACTGACCACCTGAATATAATGGCGAGTCTAGTGATGTTGTCATAGTATCTAATGTGTATTCAGCAGCTTCAGCAGCATCCAAATCAATAGCCGTTCCTGTGCCAACTCCAGCTCCTGTAGCAGTAAATCTTGCGCCTACAGTGTTAGCTGACGCACCAATCAAAGTAAAGTCTGTTGTGCCTATGCTTGCAATGTCATACTCTTTGCCAATAGTAAATGAGCCTGCTGTTACTTCATATGCTGAAGTAAGTCCTTCAAGAGATACACCTGGACTTGCTAATGTAGCCATTACCTCTGTTGTTGTGTCACCATATGTCCATTTACCAACTTGCCAATTATAGAGAATGACTGAGCGACCACCAAAGATGTTAGCAAAGTTCCAAATCACAATCTTGCGTGATGAGTCAACTGTTGCTGACATTGAACTAAATAGAGCTGGAGATGAGTTTGAGTAAAACCATCTATCTACCTTTTGATTCCCAATAGGAGTTACTGTCTGACCATCGCATGAATAGAATCCATCTTCACCTAAGAAGTAAGAGATGTTGCCAAACTTTGTAATAGAGCCATCTACAGTACAGCCTAATGACTTAGATATAGTGTCAAACTGAAAGAAGAATGGGCTACCAATGTATGACATACGATAGATAGCTCGCTCTAGGAATATCAATCCAAACTCGCCACCTGTTATGCCTGTGATGTTGCCACCATCAGGAAGTATTTGAAAGTCAGACTGTGATGCGCCACCTGAAGTCCAATCAGTTTCATCGTTGATGTCAGACCATTGCACCTTATTGAAGTTAGCGCCTGCATCTAAATGTGCAGCCACAACAAAGTCACGCACTACTGTTACATACTTAGCAATAGGAGCATCTGCACTTAAATCTGCAAATGTACTTCCTGCTGTGTATTGTAGTTTGTCATCATTGTTGGCAGCAATGACAACATCACCAAACTGACAGAAACTCCATCTAGTTATGTCTGAGTAGCCACCTGACTTTGATACATCATCCATGCTAAAGTCTGAGCCATCTAACTTAAATAGCTTTGTAGCACCACCTGCATATACAGATGTAGTATTACTGTATCGTGCCACGAATACGCTGTTTAAGTCTTCTGATGCTGCTTGAGAATAGTTTACAGATGATGGGAAAGGTGCATAGCCAATAGATGTTGCAATTACATTCTTTGCTGTAGATAGATTCTGAACAACGCTAGGTTGGTCAGGAGTCCACTCTGTAAATTCTATTGTCTGTGTCGGCATTATTTTACTCCGTAGACTAAGATAGAACCTGCGTCAAAATTTCCACTATTTAAATTGAATGTAAATGATGTTGTAGAGGTGCTAAAGTTTGTAATCCCACCAACAATGTTATCTGAATTTATTGAGTTTGCACTTGGTGTTGTAGAGTTTCCTCGCTGAGTAAAGCAAGTAAATACTCCAGTTCCTAAATCTAGCTGCATAAATCCAACTAAGAAATTGCTTTGAGTTGTTGATGTTACGGCTATAACTAAGTTAGTTGCTCCGTCAACAATTCTAAGGTCTGAGCTAGATGTGGATGAGCTTACCTTATTTATTACAAAAAGCACTTGCTTGTAACCAGTCAGACTAATTGTTGATGATGTTTGGCTTGAGCCTGATGTAGTAGTTATTGTTGTTAATAAAGTAAGACCACTTGCTGTTGGAGCTGTGCTTGCCCATGTTGTCCCATCAGATGTTAATACATTACCTGATGTGCCTGGTGCTACAAATTGTACTGGGCTTGTGCCATTACCTAAGATGACATTGTTTGCTGTCAATGCAGATACACCTGTACCACCATCAGCTACTAGCAAATCTGTGATGCCTGTAATAGAGCCACCTGTAATAGCAACTGCTGTTGCATTTTGAGTAGCCATTGTACCTAAGCCAAGATTTGTTCGTGCATCTACTGCTGTTGATGCACCTGTGCCACCATCAGCGATAGGTAAATCTGCTGCTAACCCACCTGTCAATGTAGTAGTTCCTGTTACAGTTAAATTTCCACCAACTGTTAAATTATCACCATCAGTTCCAGCTTGCATATCTTTAACTTGTGACATAAGCTCACGAATAGCATTGTTAATGCCAGCAGGAGCGCATCCCTCTGCAATGTCAATGCCACCTATGTCTGTGTTGTTGGCAGGCGTTGCTGACCATTCACTTACTTTAGTTTTTGCCATGCTAAATCCCTTTGTTTGTTATCTTTTAAATTGGTCCATTGCGAGATATTTCATATAGCTCATTGCCGTTTGATACGAATGTAATATGGAACTTTTTTGTCGCATCTGTGCCAGTGCTAAGACTTGCAGTTGATGAATGAAATCCAGTGCTAAATGTTATAACGGCATTTGTTGTGTTGCCCTTACCAACCATCAAAACGCATATAGTGCCAGCAGGCGGAACTGTAGTCGTAAATGTTTGACTGCTAGATATGCCACTTTTATTTGCAACATTTCTTGTAGCAAAAGCACACGCTGTAGTAATAGATGACATTGTGCCATAACCACCAGCTATAGCTCCTCCAGATACTTGTAATTTGCAAGCAGGAGCGTTTGTGCCAAGACCTACATTCCCTGATGCATCTTTATATATTTGACTTGAGCCAATATTTAATATGCCTGTACTTCCAGTCAGCGTTCCTGAGTATTCTAGGTTAGTAAATCTGCCTGTGCTTGCTGTTGTTGCTCCTACTGCGGTGTTGTTTATATTTCCACCAGCAATAGTAATGTTGTTAATTGTTAAGCTACTAACTGTGTACCCTGACTCAATCTTATCTGTATTTAGATTGGTAAAATTAGCATCAACTTCTGCATAAGTCAGAGGACTTCCTTTGCCAGCTCTAGTTACTATCGTTGACATAATTATCCTTGCGTTGTCCAAACATTAGAGTCACCACTCACAGGCAACCATTCACTACCATCTGTTACATATCCAATAAACCAATAGCCTAAATCAACATATAATGATTGATTAGTAGCCCAAGTATTATTGTTATAACTAATATCAGTCCATGTGTTGTCACCAACACTAGCGTTAGTCCATGTATTGGAGCTAGGTGGAACTGGAGTCCAACTATTCATTACTTGACTACTACATTTAATGGGACATTAGGATACTTGCTGCCATCATCATTCTTCATGATGTTAGATACAGCTCTTTCGTACATTGTTGCCCATGTTTGAATCCTTGCATCATTCATCAAATATGGCTCTGCTTCAGCAAGAGTCGCATATAACAAAGCATCAGGATAGTTTTGCAAGTATAAGTTTGTTGATGTTGAAGGGGATATAAAGTCAGGCTGTGCGTAATACAACATCTGCAATGTTAATGTGTCAGATGGAACAGGAGCAAACTGAAGTTCACCACTCAACAATGTGTAATACACTGGAGTTGCACCTGTATTAGTCAATAAATTTCTGAAGAACAAATCAGGTGTTTGAAATGTGAGAACAATCTCAGGGTTGCCTTGAAAGTGAATCTCACGCAACTCAAGAAAGTCTGATGGTAGCTCAACAGTTCCATCAGCAGAGTTAGCTGTGGTTGTTGCTACTTTCAGCATAGGTCGAGTGCGTAGCTCACGAGTTAAACGCTGTTGAGCCAAGTTAATAAAGTCAGGTATCTGCGCTGATAGGTCAGTTCTAGCTAGATAGTTCTCTACTACAGCTACAAATGATGTGTAATTGGTAAATGCCATTATTTATCCTTTTTGACTAGCACGATAAATCCGTTGCCAATGTTTAGTTCTTTAATTATGGTGAATCTTTTATTTAGTTTTTCTTTCCACCAGTCAGGTTGCTCTTGTATTAAGTGAGCATTCCGACCATCAGGCAGTATTTTCTGTGCTGGCTTAGTGTGAATAGTGAATATTCCGTACTTCAGAACACATCTACGCAAATCATCAAGCACATCATCCAAGCACTCAGGCTCAATATGCTCTAGCACATCAATGCAAGCTACTAACTCTCGAGGTTCAGGAGTTGCACTCCATTCTGAGTTACTTGGTTCATATGGATAGTAATCTATCTTGTTTTCAAGAGCATCTCTTAAACGACATTTCCCTGCGCCATAATCCAATATCTCTTTAATTTGATACTGAGATATCACCAAGTCAACAACAGGCGCATATAGCACGCTAGAAACGCCATACTCAGGGTTTTCGTGCAGAGTTTTCTGCATCTCTCTGTATTCGTCAGAGATTAACACCTGAAATTACCTCGTGCCATGTCTTATCGTCTTGATATACGAGTCGCATGAAGCGATACCAAGGCATAGATGGTAGTGCATAGCGCCATTGATGCCATTTAGGTACTAAACAGATTGTTTGTACGCCTAAAGCAGCAGAACAGTGCAATGCTGTTGTGTTTACGCCTATTACTAAGTCTAGTTCAGCGATTAAAGCTGCTGTATCGTCATAATCTTGAGATTGTGTGGCTTCTTCAAAGTATTCAACACCATCAATCTTCTCGTCTATCTTGTAATCCAAGCAAACTAGCTGAATGTCCTTGCGTTTCAGCAGTGGCGCTAGGTCGTCTGCTGTTAGTTTCCTTCCGCTCTCGTTCGTTAGCCTTGTGCCTCCGTGAGATGTGAAACCAACTATTCTCTTGCCACCTTTGCGTAATTTGTCGAATGTTTTGCGCCATGCGTTACGCTTGTCCTCGTCTGCTACCAAGAAAGGAGTGTTAGGAAACCTTTTGCTATCTGTGCAGAAGAATCCAGGTAAAGACCCCATGGCACTTCTGGCATCGAATTGAACATTATTGACCCATTCGGGATTACTATCGCGTCTAGTCCCATATACTTTCGCCTTTGGAAAACTGCGCTTAAACAGTCCTTCTAGCTTAGGGTCGCAGTCAATATACACATTCTCAGCTTGCTCAATCGCTTTATTGATGCAAGCGCCATAGAATATCTCATCGCCTAGACCTTGCTCGCCATAGATGACAAGGTTCTTGACTTTAGAACCATCCCATCTAGGTTCGTCACCATAAGTCCATTCTTTACGGAACTTACCGCCTAGTGATTTCTCCCAATGCTCCCATCCTTTTACCCACTCACCTTGAGCTAAATAGCAGTGAGCTAGGTTTAATTGAGCATGAATGTCATCAGGATTGCATTCTAGTGCCATATTGCACGATTTAAGTGCTTTATCCCACTCAGAACGCTGAATAAAAGTCGCAGCAGCATTGGAGTAAGCCAAAGAGTAGGTTGGGTCAATCTCTGCGGACTTAAGAAATGCCATAATTGCTTTGTCATATATGCCAAGCTCATGGCAGGCTCTACCGAAAGATACCCAAATCGCCTTGTTGTTGGGGGCTTCTTGCAATGCTCTGCGGAAAAGTTGATAGGCAAAGGCTTCTCTGCCCGTCATTAACCATATATACCCTAAGAAGTGCAATGTAGCTGCATCATCAGGGTAATTCTCTAACACTGCGTATATAAGTGGCAGTGCGTTCTCGTAATCTTCTGCTTCAATTAGGTCATGTGTCGCTAATTGGCATTCTTTAAGTTCATCTCTATTCATGCTTTGCGGTGGTTACTTTCAAAAATGGGTAGTTTGCATTGATTTCTTTAATCAGTTCTTTGGTCTGATGCGGATTGAATATATCAATACCTTTTTTACGCAATTCCATCTCAATTACTGGTGGAATGCTGGCATAATGCGCCCATTCTTGTTTTACACCTTTAGCCCATGCCTCTGGATTGTTTCTCTTTTGTTTTAATGCTTCCATGAAGGCATCTAAATCTTGCACAGATGTCATTCTGTG